ATTAGACTGTGACACATAGCAAGCCCACATTTCTGTATTGCCATAATCAGCTACGACAAATGCTTTCTGATAATCATCACCGGATATGTTGTTAAACACATGATCCCTCATCTTGTGAGGAAGCAGGGATGTTATCTTTTGCCCATCATTAATATACATATCCCCATTTCCAAAAATAAAATGGCCACCATCGTATTCAGCGACACAGTTTTTAGTTAGTGCGCCGACATTTGGAGATACTTGCCTGAAGGCAAATATAAAAGGAGTTCCAACATACGTCATCATGTATGTAGAATCTTCCTTATAGATCATAAAAGAATCGCCAAGAGGAAGTCCGTCTAATATTTTTCCTTTCGTATCTTCAAGGGAGTATTCACCAGCATCTACCGTTGCATTAGTTTCATCCCAAGATGTGGGTACTGTTTGGGAGGCTGCCTCTGTTGACCACTTCACCATATTCCTGAAATTAGACGATGACTTTTGCACATTAAGAGCTATAAGGAATGACCTAAATGCCCTCATTGAAAAGCATTCTGTACTGGCTGGCCAATTAGTAAGGTCTGCCATCGCGGTAGAGACGGAAGGCACGCCACCGGTCAAAGCCCAAAATTGAGGGTCATCGAACCCATTGGCCATTATTAAAATTCCACCTAGCACAGTAGATGTCCAATTCTCTGCGGCGGTAGCACTATAGTCACCACCAGAAGACCTAGTAATATCTGTCCAAGTTGTCCCGTTATGAACATATATTTTAGTTAAGCCACCAACAATCCAATAGTTTGCCCCAGCCACTTCATGGTTCGTTATATAATAAGGGGCTACAGGGCAAGATGCCATAACCTCAAGATAACCCGGAGATTTCTCTATTGCCCCATGTTCCGCCCTTACATTATTACCTTCTGACCATACATTGGGTGGCAGTTGCCAAGGATTTATATCCTTAACAATCCCTGTTTCACCTACATTATCAATTGGAATTAATGCCATATTTTTTTACCAGACCCAAGATGTATAAGAATACCTTTTCCCCTTTTTTATAGGATTGATTTTATGAGGATATAAAAATACGGATGGGAATATGATTAAATCACCCTCACCTAATATTATTTCCTTATCATCAAACATCACTAATTCCCCACCATCATAATCATCATTTAGGGTTCCTATAACTGAAAGAATCGGTATGCCCTTTTTCTCTCCATCAAACATACTTCTTATATGATCGCAATGATATGCCATTCTTTCGTTATGGGAATACTCTATAAACTTTAATGAAGTATAACCAGTCCAACCCTTAAACCACTCAAAACCAAGGTAGTCCATATACTCAGATAAAACTGGGTGCATCTTATCTAGTATTGTTCTATTTAACGGAACCCTTCCAGAAACGTCACCGCTATAAAAAACTTTTGGTTCGTTTTCACCAGACCTATATAATGGAATATGCTCTGACCCATCATCACCCCAAACATTATCCCAATCATGCTTCTTCCACGTAGCATCACTTAGCTCAACTACGGCCTTCTTGCAGAATTCACCACTAAGAAAATTTTGTTTGTGAAATATGTAATGCTCTAAATTTCTGTCCATTGAATTGTAATTACTTAAATGGAGGCCCTAATGCCCACATAGCTAGTGAATATTTTGTTCCTTCTGTAATTTCAGTGCTTCTATGATATACGTAGGACGGAAATACAATTACATCACCACATTCCATTTTCGGATAAAGAATTTCATTGGGTTCATCTTGTCTTTGCAAAGCCAGCTCTAGGTCGCCGCCAACATACCCATTAGACAAGCAAGCTACCAAAGATACTTTTCTAACATTGCCAGAAAAATTCTTACTGTCGAGGTCATCTTCTGGATATACGGCAAAGTGATCGGAATCTCCATCTGTATGCCAAGAATAATGTTGGTTCTTTTCATACCTAGCTATTTGAACATTCTCAAACCAACTTAAATCATATTTCCACCCAGCCTCTTCATTGGCCGAATACAAAAAAGGAGTTAAAGTATCATAAAGAAAGGGATCGTTGGAAAATGATACATCTGTATCTCGAACCTTAGAGTCTTTTGACTCTTTTAGATATCCTTCCTTAATCGTGGCACTCCTATACCCAGATTTTACAGCTATTCCCCTTATCTTTTTCCTATCCTTCTTAGATATTTTGTTACGAAAAACCCAATAAGCATATTTAGTCTGCAATCATTTTACCCCGTTTTAGGATACGTGGCCTTTATCTCTGCAACCTTTGATTGCCATGCCTCTAAACCATTTTCGGTGATATACTCTATCTGTTCTGGAACACCACCATACTCAAACAGTCTATTTTCTAGCCAAGTTAATTCTACTTGAATCCAAGTTTCCCGCCATGCCTCATTTGTAAATTCTGGTTCACCAGCCTCTACTCTATGGCCCGGTAATCTATCTGGAGTTGGGGTTGACACTACATCCTCACCGCCAACCTCTTCTACAGTTTTAGGAACTAAGTCCCAAGTCTCTACCTTCTTGCCGTCAACAATACCCACTTCACCCTCAACGGCTTTGTACCCTTTTTTAATTGGGATAGCCGTCTCCTCAACCTCCTCCACACCAAAGCCCGATCTTATGGATTCATTAGAAAGGGCATTAGGCGGGAAGGATGTATTAGGGTTATCCTGCCTTAAATTTTCTTCCGTATAAGGGAAGACACTACCTTTTACATATTTCATATTATGCCCCTAAAATTGAATATTGCCTGTTCCGGCAGTAAATGTATATACTTTATAACCAGACCTATCTGTATTCGGCGTAGTATTACCCGTTGAGCCATTTACGGTAAGACCAACATCTACAGATTTAAGATCATCGTAGGCATCTGTATAAGCAATAATGACAACACCATCACCGCCACCGCCACTATTACCCCCGCCACCACCGCCAAGACCATCTGTTCCAGCCGCGCCGGGAGGAGAACCATTACCCCCACCCCCAGAACCGCCAGTGCCTTGAGTCGCTGACCCATTATAACGAGGATCGCCATAACCACCACCACCACCAGCGTAAGTTACAGCAGAGCCGGTTATCGAGTTAGATGACCCTGCACCCCCATTTCCGCCAGTGTGGGCAGCACCGCCGCTACCACTACCGCCAGCACCACCACCCCCACCATTACCGACATCTGTGGAGTTATTATTACATCCCGGAATTCCGGCAGCACCCGTCCCACCGGGATTTCCCTGAGAGGGAGATACAGATGGACTATTACCTGACCCGCCAGCGGAACATGAACGACCGCCCCCACCAGAACCAGAGCCACCAGCTTGTCCTGCCCCATGTCCTCCTCCAGCAGCGCCAGCCGCAGCAGTTAGGCTGGAAAAGACAGTGTCTTTGCTTGGCGCCCCCGTACTACCACCAACTGTAACAGTAATATTTGTAGCCCCAGCTACTGCAAAATCTACGCCGGGATAATTAGTCCTATAACCACCAGCTCCGCCACCACCATTTGATCCGCTTCCTCCACCCCCTACAATTAAATACTCTACGTTAGGCGGCGGATTGGCAGGTGCGCCTCCACCCATTAATACTGCTTTTTCTGTTCCTACAGGCATATTACCCTCCTTAACTTGGCGTCAACATATCAGCGCCAGCTTGAAATCCGTACCATATAGTTCCCGCATCCATTGTAAAGAAAGTGTAAATATCTATTTTACCTGAACCACTGGTTACATCAGGCACAGTACCTCCAGCCCAATCAACAGAAGCTGGCCAATCAATAGTCCTATCTGAACCATCCTGAGTCCAAACTAGAGTAAAGGCGCATGATTTTCCAGTAGGAGAGGGATTGGTAAATGTGAAAGTAGTATTCTGATCTGGCGTTATTGTAAATACATTACCATTTTCTATGTCTATGGGAATCGAAGCAGCCGCAGCTAGAGCCGTCTTAGTTTCAGAATAATCTTTTATCTCTGGCCTTGCAACTAATTGATCTGCACAGGCTATTGTGCCGGTCATTGTTCCGCCAGCAAGGGGTAGTGCCGCAATATCAGATAACACTTCAGCAGCACTTCTTCCCTCTACGGAGGTAGTAGATATTCTCAAGAAATCGTCATCAACAACGCCAGCGGCAAACTGCGCCACATCATATTGTGATATTCCCTGAGCAACTGATAGCTCCGTACTCTGAATCTCCAGACCACCGTTAGACAGTAGATCAGTGCTAAAGGTAGTGGTTGATAGATCAAGGCCATCGCCCGCTGTATACGTAGTGCCAGAAGCAGATTGCCATGAGGAAGTCCCATCTCCGTCCTCCCTAAGAAACTTGGTTCCCGCTCCTTCTCCTGTGGATAATACTGCTGTTCCCTCAACTGCAAGAGTGGTCTTCCCGTCCAGCAAGTTAAGTTCTGCCGCCGTAGTGGTTACTGCTGCTGCACCCAACGTTGTAAACTGGTCCTGCAATACAGACTTTATAAGTCTAAGATGGTCATCACCTTGTGATACAGGATCACTTGTAGTGGGATTTGTATCAACCAGTTGACTGATATATGTTGCCGTTTCTAAGCCCATTGTTCTGCTCCCTTATTAAAAGTATCCGCCAGTGTTCATGACTCTCATGGCAGAACCCGAATGGCGGTCTTTATTGTCCTGCTCTTGTAAATTAGTAACTGCTTCCTTATAAGCCGTGGCCCATAACTGAACCCTTTGATCATTCATCAAAAACGGTTCAGCCTCCATTAATGCTCCATATAAATATATATCTGGATTATCTGTAAGCATAGCTTCTGTAGTATTTCCTGTTCCTAGAGCCTCAATCTTTTTATAAAACATCATGGAATAAGTATATGCTCCAGCCGGAGAAGGTCCGAATCTAACAGTAGGCACAGGTGTACCAGAACTATTATTAGAAATTATTGTATATGCCCGTGGTATACCAAGCTGACTTCCAGCCCACATCCTATTCATATTTTCCGGGGTTATATAGGATAGTGGTGTTATCGGGTCAGTGGTCAGGGCGAAATCTACCATCTGTAGGTAACCAGAGGGAAGAGCATAATCCCTAGTCCCAGCCACAAGTGCTGATGCTCCACCTAATGTAGTAGTATCTATACTAACCATTAACTGAAGACGTAAGACTCTATTCATCCTAGCTTCTGCTAGACCAATAAACTCTTTTATCCTATCTGTTAAATCCCCACGATCTAACCAGTTAGCCACGGCAGTCTGAAGTTCCGCGTAAGTTCCAATAGCCATTATCTAGTCATCTCCGTAACGTATACTGTTCCAGCGGCGGATACTTGCATAGCAGCTACCTTTTGTCCCGGCACTATTTTCCAGTAGAAGGGCCAATCCTTTTCTACATATCCTTCGCCTACTGGTTGAAACTGCTTCCAAGTATTTGTTTGGGCAGACCACGCTGTGGTGACCTCACCCCACTCAACCAAGTCAACCTCTCCACCAAAAGCTATATACGCATCTTCTGTAGCGTTTATCATAACCACGTCTATACCAGAGCCAACCCCCTCCGCCATCTCTGATGAAACAGCAGATGTAGTTATAGCTTGCGTCTTATTCGCAAGTCTATAAAGATCAGGGTCTTGAATTCTAGTAAGCACTATCTTGTCAATTCAGTTATGTACACTACAGAATCACTAGAGCCAGCCCTTAATCCTGAAACGCGATCACCGGGGCTAACGCGAATATAATGAGGCCAATCTTTTATAAAGTAACCACATGAACCAGCAGTAGCTGCACCGCCATGTTTATCAATTTTAATAAATACAGGCTCACTGGCATTTATTATAATAGCGTAGCATTGTCCGGAGACAGCATCACCCAGAGTTACTGAAGTTGAGAGCGCTGTAAACGTGTAGTTAAAATTATTTAGTCTGTATAAATCTCCCATCTTGTATTCCTCTATAGTTTTGTGGGGGCCGTCTTAAAGTATTTATTATCTGGATCATTAAGATACTTGGCCATCAACTTTGGGTCTTTGTCTATGGCCCCATTGGTTTCTTTCTGCCACTGTTCGTATATATTAAAGGGTATTGAGGCAACCTTGTGCCACTCGCCCCTTTTGCCTAAAGATAGTTTATCGCCGTAAGCGTTATACTCTATCTTATTCTGGTCTAGGATTGGCTCTACGTCTTGATGGGTCGTGATGGTGACCGTATTATCCGGCTCATCAATCCATTCTGTATGCCTGTATGGCATAACATCTAGTAATTTTCTATTAGCCAACTAAAAACCCCCTACCACCTATTTTCCCACCGGGGTTATCCGAAAAATCGGAAAGGTGTTCTTTCGTTGTTTTCCTTGGAGCATCTTTTTGTTTGGGGGATTTTTCTGTCTTGCCCTCAAAAAGTTTCGCTATATCGCTAAGTTCTTTTCTCTGAACCATAATGTAAATACCCACTTTTCTCCTTCGTGTGGCGGCATTCCTTGATGAAGGGATAAATCATTCGGTTGCATATTTTTATCCACATTCTCAAATAATAGCAATCTCCCACCAACAGAACCAAATATCATGTTCAACTTGGGGAAGGCTGTTCCTCCGCCTACAGCATTGTTTAAGTAAACTATACCCGTCATTATTCTCTGACCACCATCTTCAAGGTACTCTTCTCCAAGCGTATCATAATGAGGCTTATACTCTTGGTCACTGGTGTACCTTAGAACATTCATAGGCTCTGCCCTGTCCAGAGGAATTCCAGCTATATCAGACACCCTTGAACATATCTCTGGAAAATCACTATGCGGAAAAAATCCGCTAGTAGATGTTCTAACCGAGTCCTCTATATTACCACCTTCCAAAGCAACGGTACTTGTTTTTAACTCATTTTTAGTATGGTCTATAATCTCCTCACATTCTTCTGGCGAGGCAACCCCATCAACAACCACGATGGTGGGGGTCTGAGCGTATGCAAACATATATTATTTACGCATTACCTCTCTTTCTGCTTTTTAGCATTAGCAGGAGGAATGACACTGTTACCAGAATCATGAATAGGGGAAGATTCGGCATTCGATAGACGCGCTATTTCCCTATCAAGATCAGCACTTCCACCCCTATGAAGGGGGGAATTTAGATTTTCGTTTCTTACTTGGTTTTTCATTATCCTTCCTATCTCCTTACATAATGTAAAAATACTTGAGCCAATCGCTCACCTTCAAACTTATCCCTCCAATGAGGGTTATCAATACCTTTGTAAATTAGTCCATCGCCCTCTTCCAAACAAATCTTGCGAACCTCGTCAGTTTCCAAATACAAAGGCCATACCTCATCATCATATTCTCGTTTTAGTGTTAATGAAACACTATACTCACAGGCTTTTTTATCTGTATGCCTATGCAACACATCGCCTTTTTTGTAAACTCTAAGATATGAATAAGTCGGCTCTAAAGCCGCCCCCGTATGTTCCGTCATATCGTAAAGAAAATAATACAACAGAGTACGCATAGCGGGGTCATCATGTAAAGCTGGGGTATTTGGAACCTGAGCATCCTCCATAAGATCTGTAGAGTTAGCCCTATCGTAAGCGTAGTACCCAAGGAAATCTAATAGATTCCCACCTAACATACCCCTTACTATCTTAAAATTATCAGGCCCAAGAGACATAGCTATATTATTGAGCATAAATAAGTGGGGGCCGTTAAGCCCCCACCCTTACATCTTAAACGTCAGCTAAGAAACCATTTGCTTTCTGGTTCTTAGACATCAAGCCATATTCAGCAACGAGCATCTGTTTGATGCTGTCGCCAGTTTTGGCAAGAGTTTCCGTACGGAAAGGACGTAGGTAAGCAACAGCCCAGAAATCGAAGTCGATAAACCAACAATCTCTAGCACGTTGAAACCGATCTGGAATTATTTTGAACGTCCCAAAATCGGATACATAAACGTCAACTGCTGCAATAACACTTGCAGGGGCTGCTTTGTTAGCAGCGGTTCGCAACTCAGAAACCGTCTGAGAAAGCGCGGAAATAACTTGTTTATTACCTGAATCAACAAGAATAGTATCCGGTGTACCGCCGTTGTCAAAGCACTCCGCGATAACAGTCTTCATACCAGCTTCCGTCAGCGTACCTGTAGAGGTCGCATCAGAAGCAGTATCAGTGCCATTACCTGAAGAAGCAGAACCCAATCCCGGTGGGGAGGGTGCGCCGCCTAGTGAGTGATAATTAGCCGCAATCCATGCGGGTAATCCAGCCGTAACCCTTGCAGTGCCAGCCGCGCCGACATTACGAGCTACGTTATCCATTAACATTTTTTCCATATCGCGCTTCATTTCTTTAGCGCGCTTGGCCAACTGATACGCCTGAGTTGATTTTCTACCAGCAAAATCAACCGATTCCGCAGTACCTGAAGTCTGAACCGCTTTAACGCTGATCTGTGTGTAGTTACCAACGCGAGTAGGCTCTGCAACAGCCAAAGACTCTGGATCATTACCTTCAAGCGCGCGTGACGCTGCCGCTGTGGTAAGATCGTCGGTTTGCCACTCAAAGAAAGTGTTATCAGCAGTCTCTCGACCACAACCACTTAGGAAGGGTGTTTCAGTTGGGGAAATGTTATAGATGATATTACTAAGGTCTTCTCTGATGCCTATAGCACCATAGACCGTTCTAGTATTTGTAGGAACTGCCATCTATATTTCTCCTTTATTATATTTCTACAAAGTCTTCAAACAATGCAGACGCATCTTTAATTTTGCCTGATTGTTTTAGACGCTTCATTTGGGCAGTACGTTTAACTTTTGAACCACTTTTGCTACTAGCACCTTTACCGGCTCTTATAACATTAGGCTTATTTTTTAATTTTTTAGCCTTTATCTCCGGTTTTTTTATCGCATCGAATTGTGCCGCTTTCATAAGGACAATCAAAGACCTGTGATCTATAAGATCATTTAGTTCTTCTTTTGTAAATCCCTGAGAAATAGCATAAGAAGAGATTTCATTAACCATCTTGGCTCGTTTATCTTTATCATTCCATTCAGGTACGGCATTCACTAGCCGTTTATGTTCCTCCCGAAGGGCTAAAGATTTAACTTTACCTAACTCTGCTTCTTCTTCCCGTTGAGCGTGTTGCTGTTGCTGTTGCGTTTGCTGTATACGTTCTTGGGCTTGGCGAAATTCTTCCCTTTTGGTAACATATTGAATCGGGTCTTCTTCTTTTAAGTTTTCCCAATTAACATTACCGAACTGTTCTAGTCCAGAAAGTTGGCTCTGTACAACTTGGCTCATAGTATGTATGTACTGCTGACGCGCCGCTTGTGTTTCTGAAATCTCCTGCGCCCAACGTGATTGGACTTGTTCCATTTGATTTCTTTCACTTGCAAGTTCTTGCGTCTTTCGAGTATAATCAGATTGTCGGGAATATCCCTTAACGAGTTCATCAAGGTTTACTTCCCGCTCTTCACCATTTACGGTTACAGCGTAAAGTTCCTCTCCCTTCTCGTCATCTTCTGACTCTTCTTCAGATTCTTCTTCCTCTTCAGATTCCTCTTCAGATTCTTCTTCCTCTTCAGAATCCTCCTCCAATGATTCGTCTTCCTCTATGGGTTGAGACTCTTCCTCTTCGGTAGGTTGCGTTTCCTCAGTTTCTGGAGTTTCCTCTTCAGGGTCCATTAATCCAAGTAATGCTTCTTGTGCTTCCCGTACACTACCGGGTAGCTCTGGCAACGGTTGAACCGTTGTTTGCGGGGCTGGTTGCGTATCCGCCATAATTTTATTCCTTTATCAGATGTGTGGGTGTTGCTTGTCCATTACCTCGTTCATGTGTCCAGTATCAACTATGGACTGTATATGAACATGGATTCTGTCGAGCAGTCTCATTGCAAGCCAGATTGATTCTCTAGCTTCCAAATCTGTTGAACCACTATGACTCCAGCGGTTCATTAAATCTTCTTTTAGTACGTCAAATGCTTCTTTTAAAACTGGGTCGTTTAGAAGGGCTTTCGCTCTACCTTCTCTTTCTTCTGGTGTCATGTTCTACCTATAGGTTATGTCCATGTTGGGTCTGGATTCTTCTTCTTTAGACCACTTGAGTACCCCTGCGTTCCATATCTGGGGGTTGTTCTTTTGTACACTTTTTTCTTCTTTTTCTTATTTCCGCCCCTTTCTTTAGATGGAAGTGATCCTACCCCTCCATATGATGGACCCCTATGGGCAGGAGTAGTTCCTGAACTACTACCAGAGTATGATGGCCCTCTGTGGGCTTCAGTTTTTGCCATTACGTTGCTCCTATAGCTACAGCGCGCTTCTGCTCACGCTCAAGGTTTAACTCTTCTTGTTTCAGATGAGCATCTACCGCATCCCTTTTCGCCTCTTGCTGAATCTTTGCGGCTTTTAGTTGAACATCAGCCGCTTTTATTTCCAGCTCTTTCTGTTTAACCTGCATCTCCATTTGTTTTAGCTGATCTTCTGGGGATGGTTGCTGTGGTTGTGGTGGAGGCGGTTTAGTCAGGAACTCATCAACATTCTGATAACCCATAGCTTTCACCAAAGCCGCGCCAAGATTGTACATATTTTCTTGCGTAACTATTGGTAGCCCACCTTGCATAGCTTGAGATGCAAACTGAATCATCTGGGATATGTGCATCATTTGCTGATCCTTTGATCCATTGCCTAAAGCAACAGATACTGTGCAATCCATCTTATCGCTCCACATATCCGGTCTAACTGGAACCCACTCGTTTCTTAACATGATAACACGTTCCTTATCTTGGTTCTTTAAGACAAGTTCATATATAGACCACATTAATTGTTTTACACCGCTTTCCGCAAATTGCCTTGCAATCAATTCTATTCTTGATTGGGCATTCGTCATAACAGCGTTGACAGCAGTAGCTGTTGTATGAGATGTCAATGCATCGGAATTTATACCTTGCGTATTTTTATTTACACCAGCTCTGCTTTCTCTTACACTATCTAAATACTCAAGCATCTGAAATGTGTAAGGTTCAAGGGCGGGAGTAGCAAGAGGCATAACAGCATTGGGGGATTTTACTCTGACTACCCCACCCGGTCTTTGTGTCAAGAGATCGTCTAAGTTCGCCTGTCCCTCTAAAACAGCGTACCTACCAAAGTTTTGGTTGTACATATTATCCATGAGGTTACGCATTAGCGTACTCTTCATTAGCTGAAGGTCCATAACAAGGTCAGCAATAGACAGACCAAAAAACTTATGGGGAATTTTTATTGGGGTAATTGATACAAACGGAACACTATCAATAGCATCATTGGCTAGAATGGTATTACCTACAGTACAAACCTTTCTTAATTCTGTAATCCCATCACCATCCCAATCTGTTTTGAGATATGATTCGTGCAACCAATAGGTTCTCAGTCCTTCTTCATCAGGCATACCTTCATCGCCCCAACCTTCCCAATACTTAGACGATTGATCATAAGCAAACCTTTCAAGACGCTCGCCTGAGAAAGCCATTAAATCATCATCACCTCCTCCAAGTTCAGATACATCCAAATCTTGATCAGGATACATTTCCCTAAGTTCTGATAATGTTTTTAATACACGATGACATACAAATCTAGAATCCTGAATATCTTTAGATTCTCTGGCTATAAGAAATTCTGAAGGCGGTATGTTCTCAACCTTTACACGACCATCGTAAGAAGATCGTTTTATAACTAAATCGTGATATACCTCTTGAGTCTGCTCTTCAATTATTTCACTATGCTCTATAACCTCAACATCCTCATCAGCGATAATATACTGGAATTCTATATCACTAAGATTTGAATACTCTTCTCTTTTTTCCTCAGAGTATTCATCCCACCATACCTTAACTATTCCGTTCTTTGATAATAGAGCATCTGTAAACCAAGAGTAAAGAATTTCCCAACCCGGATTATCTTTTGTAAATACATGGTTTACATAATCTGTAGCTTGTGCAGCCGCCGCCACATCTTCTGGACCGTGGGGAGTAAATTTCACCATCTCATCACCAGATCCGAACACGCGCATCAAGGATGGTTTTATCCATTCAATAGTATCTTGCACGGTAGAGTCAACATACTGGGACCTACCCTCCACCTCATTTCCAAAAGGAAGGGCATAATAATACTGCATAGCTGTTTCCCTTTGCTGGGAAATAGTATCACCCATATACCCTAGAGAAGAGGTTATTTCACCCCTTATTCTAGTTATA